CTACGTGGCCCTCGTCCACGAGTAAGACTCGTCAGAGCATCAGCGTTAGGCCCGACTTCAGGTCCCACTTTAAGGGTAAAGGCTCCAACCTCTGCTCTTTCAATTTCAGTCAGCATCAGAATCGCCAAACCTCTCTAACGGTCTAAACTCATAAATTACGCCATCGTCCTCTAGGTATTCTACCGCTTCGATGTCTACCGTGGAGCCTAAAACAATCCTGGACCCTACATTAAGTAAGGCTTCGTTAGCGAGGCTAATCCTGTTTCCCACTTCTGCGGGTCTCATAATAGCCTAACCCCCAATCAGGAAAGATCGTCTCCCATCAAACTGCGGAACTCATCTAGAGCAGAAAGCAACTCGGAGTCGTCAGACTTTTCGCCGTCCACCTCTGCCTCGGCTTCGGGCTTGTCCGCTTCAGGGGCTTCACCCTCACTGGAAGCAAAGTCCTCAGGAAGCATTTCCTCAAGACCCAACTCCTTTGCTCGCTTAGCAATGTGAGCTTTAGCAGCGTCAACATCCTTAGCACGCTGGAAAGCAGCCAAGGCATTCTGGAGGTCAGCCTCGTCAGCAATCGGGAATGATCCATCCTCCATAGCTTCACCAGACTCAGCCATTGCCTCACGTTGCTCACGTGAGTACATGCGCTTGATTTCAAGCTCGGCTTCAAGTGCCTTGATCTCTTCCTCTTCGCTCATGGCATACGCAAAGTCCTCAATCGTGTCGTACTCGTCGTAGCCTAGGACTTTACCCTCTACAGAAACGTAGAAGTCAAAGCTCTTCTTATCGGAGTCAAGTTCAACAACGTACACGTCTTCGTCAGCGAATACGTCCACCATGATGCCCATTACTTCAGCCAGGGAGTCAAGCTCCATGTCATCAAAGGCTTTGACCGCAACGGCTTCTGCGTCAGATGAAGAAATGATGTTAAGTTCTTCGGCTGACTTACCTTCTACTAGGCTCTCGTCAACACGCAGCCAACCAAGTTCGTCGCCTTCGCCTGTCAGGAACACTTCAATGCATGTCCCGTCTTCGCACTTAACGTCGATGACAAACATATCATCCGTGGAGGAATAGCCTGATCCAACAATTTCACCAGGATGCGCCACCTTAACGACTGACTCAACCTCAGCCAAACCGGGCAGACCGTCTTCTGGGGCGCAACCGCCCTGACAGAAATCGCACGGCTGGTCAACAGACTTGCGTTGCATACCACACAGGAAGTCGTCTGACTTTTCTGCCGCCTCAGGAGCAGCCTCAGGCTCGGCTTCTGGCTTAGCATTACTCAACTTCTCCCACTCGGCGTGAGTGGCACAAGGCATGAACTTATCACCAGCACCGTGAGTGCCTTCACAGCCAAGTGCAGCCGCCCGCTCAAGAGCGTCTTCTTCGGTGTCAAACATATCGCCCATGTCACCGTCAGCCTTTTGCTGAAGTTCGGTTGCGATTGCCACTAGCCGGGTCTCGTCAGCCTTCTCTGCGTCAAGGTCAAACTCGCCCTTACGCATGGCGCTAACTTCAAGCGGGCTACGGCGGCGATACCGCTTTCCATATCCCTTGCCAGAATCTTCATCAATAACTTCGACAGCCTCGTATGAATCCTTGGCATCCTCGTCAAGATTATCATACTTCTCTTCTGCGATAAGGTCGTCGTCATCTTCCATCTGCTTCAAGCGGGAATCAGTCATGACCATTTCTGGCATTTTCTCTTCGTCATCAGCAGCCATCTGCATCATGATTGAAGCTGCCTTCTCATCAACCGAGTCTGCGATGTCCTCAACGACCTCGCCATCAGTCTCATCAGTGGTGACTTCTGCCTCGGCGTCATCCTTGACTTCAACGTCTTCATCTGCATCATCAGCCTTGTAACGGAACATCCAGCCCATAGGCTCTTTAGTCTCTTCGTTAACAACGTTAATCATCTCATAGCCCTTTTGATCCTCGGGATCAAGAGCAGAAAATGCAGTCTCGTCTAGAAGATCGCCAGTTTCCACAGCCTCTTTAAATCGAACGTCAGTCATAAAGACAGTAGCAGCGTCCTTCTCGTCTTCAACAGCACCCTTTTCCTCAACAGAAAGAAGCGCTTCGATTTCTTCAAACTTGCCAAGATCGTCATTGGTATTTTCACTCATTTTGAACTCCTATTGCTCTTGAGTATTTTACTCAACACCGGCAGCAGTGTCAAGGTTCTCGGGCTTGGATACTGAAATATTAGGCTCAAAAGAAAGCACAGCAAGTGCTGAAGCTACCTTCTCAAGCAACTCTTGATGCTCAACCTTTGCCGAGAAGTGCAGGTCAACGCCGTCTTCCGACTTGAACGCAAACACAGGCACCTGTGCAACAGCACTGCTGACATCAAACGACTCCACCTCTGAACACTTAACATGCACAATAAACCCTGAAGTCACCTTCTCCCCTTGCTCCATTGAACGAGACATGGGAGCCTCCGTCAAAAAGGTCTCAACTTCGTTAATCAAGCTCAACGTTGCTTCACGCAACTCGCCTGCGCCACGAATCTTTAGCATCTCATTATACGCCATTAGCAATAGTGCCATTGGGTCCTTCAAGTAGTCGGGCTTCTGGTAACGCATCATGTGACCCTTTTCCTCGGTACCGCAAGCACATGCGCCCTTCTCTGACTCGCAACCGCACGCAGCGTCTTTGGCTTCATCAACATCTACACCTTCAAGATAGTTGTTGTGAACGTTAATGTTGGCGTTATCGTCAAACTTCTCAAGAGCCTCTTCATACTCTTCATGGGTTTCACACGGCAAATACCCGCCGCCATGAGAGTGGTAACCAGAGCAACCGAATGTCTTTGACCACGCTAAAGCAATATCTGGGGTAGCCCAAGTACCCTGCTCTGAATTCTCATCACGGATACCTTCAGGCTCTTCAGCGTCTTTCTCGTCTGGGTCTTTAATCATCATTGATGGTGGGGACTCATCACCAACGGGGGTGTAAGAAGTCGTCGGCTTTACACGAGTGGGCTTGCCTACCATAATACGGTCGCCCTCACGAGTGAACGTAGCCATCCACGTCATGTCCTCCCCCGTTTGGAACACAACAGAGTTTCCATTAATCTCTACAATCGTAACTGGCTTTTTGAGAGCTTGAGACAGCATCCGTCCCATCATCGCTGACAATGCGTCCACCCGGTTAGAAGGAGCGTCTTTGTCGTCATCCATGCTATATACTCCCCCCTTTTCAACAGTGCCCTCACTGTCGTCTTTGACAGAAATTGTCCCAGTCAGTTGATTAGCTCCATGCAGAACAGGAGACATCTCGTACAACTCAACTTCTTTAAGCATATTTGCTTGACGCCCAGCATCAAAGTCGGCTGTAATTGTCTTGTAACCGATTGACCACTCTTGGTCCATACCGTAAAAAGCTACGTTAGCGAAAGCTTCACGACCACGCTCGGTGTTAAGGTTGAACTGAACCTTGGCAAATAGTCCACCAATGCCTGCCTGCTTCATCTTGTCTGGAAGGCGAGGATCACTCTTGGGAACTTCATAAATCTCTAAAACCTTGCCGATAGGCTGGTTCCAATCGTGGCCCCACACAACACGAGGCTTACGTCGTTTAAGGGAGCCATTAAACGCACCGGAAACCACCACGTCACCGACTGAATCTTTGTTTCCGATACCAGACACAAACGCTTCGACAACGCCCTGTGCTTTGTCAATGCCGATTTGGCCGGAAATTGACTTAAAATCAAAATCGGGGTCAGTGTTCTCAGCAACATCTGACTGCTCAATTAAATTGGTCATGACTCTCCTTAAGAATACTGCGACACTCATATAGTACACTCTGTAACTGAACCATTAGAGAGCATTTATATAAAAGTGTGCGAAGGTTTTATATATTATCTCGTAAACTTTAATACGCAACGGCAATTAATTGTCAATCCCGGAGGGGCCAAAGGGTCTTTCGGGAATCTGATCGGAGTACCATCCACATAAAAGGCACTACTAACAGGGACTTTATCGCCGTGTAATTGTCGGTGACTGATCCGCACGCTCTCGTCCTTCAACGAAATCCACTCTTTATTCAGACCAATATCAGCATTAGCAGCAGAATCATACAGTCCCTGATTATATGGGCCAAGAACAGCCGAGTCTACAATCATAGACTTGCGATTACTCCGCAATTTATTGAAAACTGCTTTAACAAGCACCGTAGCCAAAATAATCTTGAAAGTAATGTTTAGATCATTACCGTCCTTGTCACGCCCTAACGATGCAGAGGCCAAGGAAACTTCAACTTGGTCCTGTGTCGTGGAGTTGAAATTGTTTACCGTAGCTAGGTGCTCAGAGATTGCGGCATCTGCCTGCTCTGCGGTTACAGATTCCCCATAACCTTCTTCTATATTGTCAGAAATTGCCTGCTGGTAAATGTCTTTCATTGAGTCTGTGAGAGGGATGGTACTTACAGCTAAAGCCGACATAGGGACAATTGAAGCGAAGTTGGCGTCTTCCCCTAATGTCAGTAAAGCCGATGTGGCCTGTGTGCTAATGGCATCAAGAACTGTCTGCTCTTGAGCGTCAATAATAGCGTCTAACTGCTTAGACAGTTGATCTTCTAACGACTCAATCCTATATAGAGCTTTTTCTTCCCAAGTTGTGTATCTACCTAGGTCACCAAACTTTAGACCTGCTGAAAAGGGACACTCTTCTTACCCTCCGCTTCATCGCCCTCTAATTCGCTTGGAACTTGGGATGCAGGAGCTTCAATATTTTCAGTACCTGTTACAGTACCGGCTTCAACAAAGCCGCCCTCTTCTGGGCTAAACTCTGTGACCACTGACTGCTGCGCATTCTGTGCCTGAACATCTAGCGGCACACCCTCTTCGACATTACCCTGATCATTCATGGGCTTTTCGGTATTTGCAATTGGGGTCTGGTTCGGGTTAGAAAGAAGAGAGTCCGCAATGTCGGAAACAACCTTTTTCCTGCCGGATGATTCACGGTATTCATTGGCACTAATCAAGCCAGTCTGAAACTCTGTAAGATGGTGACGCTCACGCTCTTGCTTAGCGAGGACAAGAATGGGAACGTTGTTCACATCAAAATCCACAAAGAAAGAATCGTCAATCTTATCAAAGGAACGAGCAATCAAGTCAAGGTGCGGAGACATGGTTTCCATCCAGAAAACCTTACCTTCCTCCATAGCGTTAGAGAAAGTCCGACCAGACGAGTTACCAATGATAGACTCAGGCACACCAAACGCAGCAAGAATCTCTTCTTTTGTAATAGTACGCATCTGTACGTAAGCGGCATCTCGTGGACTGGCAGCAGTGTCTACGAAATCGGCACCGTCATCCGATGAGATGACACCAACCGATCCTGCACGGCCAATATTACCACGGAACCGGGAACGAAGTTCCTCTTTATCTTCGTCAGCAATCTCGCTACGGAGAACCAACAGCCCACCCGGTCGTCCATCGTTAATCAGGAAGTTGCGGTTATAAATCTTAGCCAAGTTCTCTAACTCAATAGCAACACCTGCTGCCTCCATCGGAGTCATAGACAGATAAGGGTCTAGTGGATGCGGGCGGCGAATCCAAATAACGTTCTCAGGTTTAATAGTACGCTTTTCCATCGCACTGATCTTAACCTCAAACCCCTTCACAAACTTGTTTACATCGGGAATAGGCGAAGTGTTCTGTGGGGGTAGCAGGTGTAACGCAATAGGCTTACCGCCACGTCCCCTAACAATCTCAACAAAGACACCACGGCTACTAATCAGCAACTGCGCAGATAAACGATACCTGAAGGCAAACGCATTCTCTCCGTCATTTGCAGTGTTGTTGAACAATTTCAACATAGAGTGATCCCCGACAACCTCACCAAACGGATTGTTGTCTTTACGGAACATCATAGGTAGACGTGCCTGGTTCGATGAAATAACATCAATACAGCGGAACACCCAAGTAACCTTAGCCACACCCTCTTTATAAGCCTTAGTGATATCCCAACCATCGTGATACCCACGATCATTACCGGTCAACGACGGGCTGTACGAGACTGGTGCGCCTACAGAAACAGAAGCAGCCTTTTGCTGCCCCGAGATTGCGTCTTGAAGAGATTTATTTGAACTTGAGTTCCACGCCATTATTCAGCCCCTAAGAGATAGCCGTAAATTCCACAAGCAAAGCCAGCGCTTGCCAGACCCCACCCCAAACTGAGTATACTAATACCAAAGCCTATTAATACTATACCAGCGCCCATCATGATATGAGCAGCGCCAGAACGATTTAGAAGATTCTTCATAAGTATACTGTACCGTTTATTTGTCTAGGAGACAAGCAGATATGTCCACAGAGACTCCCGACTGGGAAAAAATCAAAGCATACTTGGAACCAAAGCGATCTGATTACTGGGTTGAAGAACCATCGCTAACGCAAAAAGTTTTTCTCCGATCAGAAGGACAAGAAGTAATGTTTGGTGGAGCCGCAGGTGGAGGCAAATCCTCAGCACTGATTATGGCCGCTCTACAATACGTGGACATTCCAAACTACAGTGCTATTTTGTTTAGGCGTACATACGCTGACCTTGCCCTACCTGGCGCTCTAATGGACCGTTTCAGAGAATGGATTATGCAGTTTGACGATGTACACTGGAACGCAAATGCTTACACTGCAACGTTTCCCAATGGGGCACGAATAACATTCGGTTACCTAAATAACGTCAACGACTATTTGCGGTACAAGGGTTCAGAGTTTCAGTTCATCGGAATGGATGAGGTTACCGAAATTAGAGAAGCAGATTATCGGTACATGTTCTCACGTTTGCGCCGCCCTGCAAGTGGCCCACTAGCTTCGGTCCCTCTCAGAATGCGCTGTGCAACTAACCCTGCACCTAACTGGGTCCGTCAACGTTTCCTAGTTGAAGGTAAAACCAAGGGACGTATCTTTATTCCCTCAATGCTGACTGACAACCCCGGAATTGACCCAGATTCCTACCGTACCATGCTCGCAGAGCTAGACCCCATCGAACGAAAGCGTCTAGAGTTTGGTGACTGGTGGGCAACGACACTAGGATCAATGTTTGATCGTAGTAGCTTTGAGATTATTGAGCCAAGCGAAATGCCTGACTTAAGTAAAGACACAACTGTAGTACGCTTCTGGGACTTGGCCGGAACCGAACCGTCTAGCTCTAATCCTGACCCTGACTGGACCGTTGGATGCCTCGGAGCATTTGATAACGGTGTCTTTTACATCCTAGATGTACGCCGCATTCGTGCGAAAGGCGAGAAGGTTGAAAAGTTTATTAAAGAAACTGCTGAAGAGGACGGACCCGAAATAACAATCCAGATGGAGCAAGAACCGGGATCAGCAGGTAAAAACTTAGTGGACCAATACGCTCGGTACGTCCTACCCGGTTACACCTTCTCAGGGCAACGAGCCACAGGTGACAAAGTAACGAGAGCAAAGCCATTTGCAGCGGCTGTAGCTAACGGAAACGTGCGGCTAGTACGAGGCGACTGGACCACAGACTTCATTGATGAAATGTCGTCCTTTCCCGAAGCACGAGTCCACGACGATCAAGTTGACGCCGCCACCCACGCCTTCAACCTATGCGCCGGATTAGGTATGGGTATCCGACGTAAGATTGAAATCATCATCTAAAGAACTTCCCACCTCAACTGTTGCCGGTAGGTGTCTGGCTCAATAACAGTAGGATCGACCCACCAGTCTTCATGTATAGTCCTGACCACTAGTGTGTAGCCTAAGGCGTCTAGAATCTCTCGTTGTGCATCACGAATAGATTCGTTCCGAAAGTACATGTTAGCATCATGCTCAAACGTGATAACCGAAAACCGATAAACAGTAAGAGGTAAAGAGATCAGCCCAAGCAAAGAAGTGTACGGACTTCCCTCAGGCCGCATAGCTTGATCATACCCGTTGTCAATATCAACTTGCAGAAAGTCAATCTGCTTAGGCCACTCCTGCACCTTGAAATACTCTGTATAGTCAAAGCTCAGCGCATCACCAAAACAAGGGTTCTTCCTATTGGAAACAAACTGCGCCTTACGCTCAGAGTCAATTTCAAACGACACACCGTTCCAATTGAAATCCTCTTCAAGAATACGGGTGTTACTACCCTCGTGGGAATTAAAAGCACCTAGTTCAACATAATGACCACCCTTCTTTAGTTGGGTCACTGCGATGACAAAGTTCTCTTGCTCGCTAGGGCTAAACTGCTGATTCTGCATTTTTATCTCTCCAAAATTTAGTGGACGACATTTTGATGCCGTTTGTTGCCGGGTTGCCCATGTGCTTGTAGTGACATGCAAACAATAGCAATAGGTTTTGCTCAGGGGTAATGACAATATCCATGTCTGGGAAAACTAACTCTCCCCCGTCGTAGCCGCTGTTCAAGTAATGCACCGAACTAAATACATGAACGTTTTCTCGCTTTTCAGGATCATCCGAGTTATGATACAAGTCATCATGTAAACCCATATCACATCCCTCGGGATAGATCACAGCAGGTAGTGAGCTATTCACTACAGCATCAAAGTCAAACGCTTCTTTTAACGCATCAGCTATAGACTGCGAATAAGTCAAGATGATCTGGTCTTCCACGCTATCAGCACTGCCGCCATTGATAAGATGCCGAGTAAAAAAATTGTAGCACCGGTCAGGCATCTCCATAATCTCACCGTCACGAGGATTTTGAACCATATGCAAAAGGCTTTCACAGTCTGGCGAGAAATT